CTGTTTGCGGATCTATATATGTGTATCCAGGTCTTTGTGCTGCAAAGTCTGCGTAAGCAAGATTATAAGTTGGTTGATACATGTCCACTGGCCCTTGATCAAAAGCACCTGCTAAAAATGGAATACCACCTGCAGCTAATGCAATTTTCATTGGGTCATATTCATCACTACCTTTTTTTCTAAATATATCTAATAAACTTCCTCCACCTTGACCGTCAAGGTTTTTAGCTCTTCTTGCTGCATTCATGTCAGATGCAAAAATTGCTTCTCCACTTTGGTTCATTCCAGGATAAGCAGTTGGAGTCCTCGCAGGATTATATGCGCCTGGTAAACTAGCTAAGAAAGCTGGTTGACTTGCTGCAAATGCTTTAGTTGCTGCTGATCCAGGAAACATACTCATACCTGCAGAACCTAATGTGTAACCACCATAAGCTCCTCCTGCTGCCCCTAATAATCTACCAATACCTGAAGCCCCTGAGTCTTTGGCACTTTTGTAACCTCTGTAACCTCCGTAGGCTGCCATTGCATAGGGTAAGAATTGTAACATTTAAATATTTTCTCCTTTAGATCTAAAAGGCTAATATTACCATTTTACTTGTCCTTTATCAACTCATCGCCAAATCTACCCGAATAGCTGTGTTCTCCTACATGGGTAATTTCATCGTTGACATAGGCATAGCACTTACCACCAGCTTCCTTCCAAATCTTACAAAAGGCAAAATCCTCACCCAAATAGGTCTTATCTTCTGGGTTATGTAAAGTATCAAAGAAGTTCCACATCTCCTTTGTTTTCTGCAATTTGCCATTTATTAAAGTATCTTGATATATCTCTTTTTCTGGATAATGTTTTTTCATTTTGTCAAACACCTCTCTTTTGATTAACATAAATCCAGTAGGTGAATGAGTTACCTCTATAACATGATTATCTATCTCGATATTCTTATCATCAGGCACACGCATTGGGAACCTGTAAAAAGCTTTAGTCCTAAGATCTTCAGCAGTTTTGATTCTTCCTTTTTCAATTACTTCAATACCTTTGTCCCAACACATGTCTTTCAGGGGGTATGGCACAGATATTACATCTTTATCTGCATCTAACAAATGCTGTAAGCTGTGTGGTTTAAAAGCAATATCTGAATCAATAAATAATAGATGTGTACATTTAGTTTGCAAAAAAGCTGACACACATAAGTTTCTACCTTGTGTGACTAATGATGATTTAAATAATTGAAACATTAAATTTATCTTATTGTTCCAACAATATTTTTGTAACTCTAATACAGATTGTGTGTAATGAATAGAAACATCAGAATGGCAAGGTGTTCCTACAAATACTGAATATTTAAAATTATTATTTTTTTTTTCATCTTTGTCAAACCATATAGGTTCATGATTTTGCATTTAAAACTCCTTCTAAAAAGTTTGTCCATTCCATTCTTCTTTTATTCCAAGAATAAAACTTTTTATAAAACTCTTGTTGCATTTGAAGGTGTTCTTGACATCTATCGTGATGCAAATAATCAACTACAGAATCTATAGCATAAGCAAAACATTCTGACATATTTTTGTAGTTAGTATCATATTGAACATACACAGGCCATTCAGAGCAAGTTTCAAATAAAGCACCATAGTTAGTGGTAATCATATGAAGTCCAGCACCTAATGCTTCAATAGCAGAAATACAAGATGTTTCTTCCCAATTATTGCTATATGGAAATATTTGATAATCAGTTATGTGTTCACATATATAATCGTTGCTATGCCATCCTCTATAATTTACATTTTTAAGTTCAGCTGCTTGAGCATATAAAGGTTTGTAAGCATCATCGTTAGCATCCATAAACTGATTGCCATAAATTTTAGTTGAAGAAAATACATCTAAAGTAATATTATCGTTTTTTAACAGCTGCATAGCACCTAATATGACATTCAATCCTCTCCAAGGGGTAGGGTGAAAAATCATTTTAATAGGATCACCTTTTTTAAATATTTTTCTTTCTGGAAAATTTTCTATTGCATTCTTTATAACTGTGCATCTTTCAGTGGGAACTTTGTATACCATTCTAAATTTTTCATAACACCAATGTGAGTTAAATACGTACCAATCATATTTCTTATGGTTATCTTTATCTTTAAACCATGGTGCAAGATTTGGTTGGTCATAAGAATTTTGCTGCCAAAGAATATTTATTTTATTTTTTGATAGTGGTTCTTTCTCTGGAACTGATGTTGTTATTTGAAAATTGTCAAGAAGTTTTGAGTCAACATGCTTTTCAAGAAGTTTAACTTGTAATTCTGTACCACCTATAGGATTCATTACTTGGTTTTACCAAAAACTTGAAGAGATGCAACCTCAATTGCTACGTCTTGTTGAAGATCATCCACAGTAGTGTCAGTATTGGAATCAGCAACATCAGAATCAAAATGAGCTTTACTATCATAAACTTGTCCTGTCCTTTTATTTTTTATGGTTTCTACAACCTTTGCTTTGTAAACAGGTACTTTTTTTCCGTTTATAATTTGATAATTTTTATCGTCTTCCGCCATGATTAGCCCGCCCTTGTTTATTATAAGGTTTATAACTTCTTTTTTCTGACTTTGAAAGTCTTTTCTTATGACGACCAGGACGCTTCTTAGGTTTTGGTCTTGGTACGTAATGAATAAATTTTTGCCTAGCCATTTTCTTGAGATCTGTCTATTAGTGCATAACTTATTACACCTGTAATTGCATTTGACGTATCACTTTCCATAAGCAAGGTATCACCTGCTTCAAGGTTAATAGTATTAGAAGCTAGATTTACAAAACTTTTGTTCAATTGTGCGTGAGCAACTATTCTTGCTGTACCTCCATTTTTTAAAACTAAAAGGTCTACATCAGCATTAGATGCTGACTTATGAACTGCTTGCACACTTTTTACAATACCAACTGCAGAAGTAGATATGGTCAATACAGTCGTTGACGTGTTCGTACTTAATAAATATGTTTCGTTTTTGTATTGTATTGTCATGACATAAAATAATTAAAGGTATCTTGTTCGTTTTTCAAGTCTTGTTGAAAAGATGTATTTAATTGTGTTTTAACAGTATCTAACGATTGTAAAATTTGCCTTTGGTTCTCTTCTTCATATTGTTGTTTTGGTTCTGGTATGTATACAGTTATTTTAGCCATTAATAATTATGAAGCCCTCCTGCGCCCGAAGTTTGTTGTGGTGCTGAATATGATTGTGCTGGAGACGAAGGTGCAGTTCTAGTGCCTATATTACCTCTTGCTGCGTCTTGATTACTAACATTAGAAGATGACCTCATAGCCATTTCTTGTTGTAATAAATTTGCCGCTAACATGTTTTCTGCTGCAGCTTGGTTTCTTGCATCAATACCACCATATTTTTTTGCATCAAAATAATCTGCTAAAGTTTTTGATCTTGCAAAATCAGTTGATCGTATTCTATCATTTATATCTCTCAGACCACCCATCATCATAGATCCAATACTTAAAGGGTTAATTAAACCTAAACCCATTTTTTGAGATAATTTATTTGTAACTAAATTTTTACCAAGATCTTTTATTGATCCCATGCTTGATGTCGCATTGTTTACCATTCCTGAGATTCCATTATTGTCATTTGCTTGTGCAGGCATTTGACTCATTACAAAATCTCTGTAACTTTGAAAGTCTGGGTACGTTGCTTGTAAAGCTCTATTAGTGCTGTATTCTTGAAAAAGTGCTTCCTCGTTCATTATCTCATACCGTCCTGTGATACGTCTGCTCTAAATGTTCCGAATCTCCAATTATCATTAAGTGCAGAGTTTTCAATTTTAATATTTGCAAGTCTACCTCTTACCCTTGTATCTATTTTTGATGTTGCAGAGTTTACAACAAAAGATATCGTAGTTGTATTCCCTGCAATTGGAAAGTCTTTTGTACCAAGTGTAATTGATACATTTCCTGATAAATTTTTAAAGTCTGGTAAAAATCTTCTTATATTAAGAAGAAATTGACCATCACCTTCAACAGGTAAGTCAAAGTCTCCAGATTGTACAAAACAACTTATAGCCTCTTCTGTTCCATTAAGATTAATTTTATTAACACCTCTTTCATGTTCAAAATAAGTAGTCGACCCAAATTTATTTGTTGCACCTTGTATTGTTGGAAACTGAGGAACTGTTGTTGAATCGAATTCTGTTGCATAAGGGTTTGCATAAGTTACAGAGTCAGCATACGTTGTTCTTGCTAATGACATTGTTGCCCAAGTATTTTCCACATAATTATAAGTAACAGTTCTATCTATCTGAACAGATGGTCCGGTGGTCGGTGTACCTTTTGGATAAAACCATAATATCTCATTATACAAAGAGTTATGCGCACCAAATACAATTTGATTCGATGCATAATTAATTCCAAGATTATCTCCGTCAGTTGTAAACACAAAATCCTCAACTAATGATGGTAATAGTTTTACTGTACCATCAAATACAAAGAAGCCACCAGAGTTACCCATCCAAAATACTTTACCATCAGCATAAACAGCTGCATGAGGACCAATACATCCACAGTTAGTACCCACCTGTCTTATTGAAAAAACAAATTGTGGACCAACAAACTGCATTGTATAAGCTGCTTGATCAGTCAAAATCAAAATATAATCTTTACCATTTACAGCTGCAACGATTGTGTTTCCGGTGTCCAATCTAAATGTACCTGCAGTGTTTGTTGAAGTAGGGTTATAGTCGTTAAAATTTTCTTGATCACTAAATCTTATAAACATTGGATCTTGTGAGGTGTTGTCACCAACCGTTGTTTCAGTTCCAAAATGTATGAAATGTCTATCTCTATCTGATACGATAGTTGAAACAGATTTAGTTGGAGCATTTGCCATCTCTGTACATCTATTATTAAGAGGATTACTTACTCTCGGATCCCAAGTAAATGTTTTTCCGTTTCTAATTGTTGCAGTTAATATTGCACCAAAATTATCAAGTGACCAGTTACCTGGATCAAGAATAACTGATGATGTTGTAGTTTGTTGTCCCCAACCTATAAAATTAGTAATCTCTGTTACAGTTGCACCACTGCTATGTGCTGCAGTTGATGTTCCTTGTGCTCCTCTTGTTATACCTGTTAGATCATTTGAACTTACTCCTGTGTACGTAATTATTTCTTGATCTACTAAAATTGTTCCACCTGTGCCAGAAAAACCTGTTGCACTTGATAATGTTATACTTGTTCCAGAACCACCCGTACCATTAGCGTCATTTAACAATGCTCCATTTAAAGTATTTGTCAAAGCACCAGAAATGCTTCCACCCCAAGTTCCTGTACCCCAACCATACCCATAAGTTTGAATTGT